AAAGGCGGTGACGCTGATACTGTTGGTGCTGTGACAGGCATGATTGCTGGTCGTTTGTATGGCTACGACAGTATCCCTCAGCGCTGGCTTGATGCATTGGTTGATCACAACAAGTTGTTGGCGACAGCAACCATGCTCTACAACATGGGTGATGTATGACAGTTAGACTAACCAGAGATGGCACAGCCGTTGTCGATACAGAATACTATTGGCAACCCATTGCAACATGCCCAAGGTCTGCGAAGGTGCAGCTACTGAGTGTGCATGGTGTTGCTGTGTATGGTGAGTTGCGTAGTGACGATAAGTATTGGACACATTGGGCACCATTGCCTAAGAAACCTAAAGAGGAAACTAAATGAACCTAGCCCGTTACATGCAGCGTGTTGACAATGATGGTGTTGCCTACTACCGATACAACCCACCCGCTGATGCTGTCGAAGCCAACATTGTCAAGCGCATCAAGATAGGCACCAACCTTGTTGAAGCCATCAACTATTGCAACGAACAGAACGAGTTGATGGACGAGTGGAGGCAGCATCACCGCTACCTCAAACACTTGACAGACAAGTCAACCGTCAACGACTTGACCAAGAGCTATGTCAACAGTCTTGAACATAGCAGGCTTGGTATCAAGACACGTTCAGACTATGCCTACTATCTCAAGCAATGGTATCAAGATCGCACAGCAGGGCAGGTGTTGTTGCACACGAGGCTTGGCAGTTTGACAACACCGATGTGCCAACAAATCTATGACACTCATGCTGGCAACAGTGTTAGCTTAGCCAATCATTCATTGGCTGTGTATCGTCTGTTGTTTAGCTATGCTATACGTAATGGATTCTGTACATTCAATCCCTTCACCAACGTCAAGCGACAGACAGACCGACCACGCCGCACAGTGTGGACGAAGGAACACATCAAAGCTTTCATGGCTACAGCATTCAGCAAGTATGAGTGGCGAAGCATTGGCCTCATTGTGTACACAGCCTACTGTGCAGCGCAACGTCTTGGTGACATGCGTATGCTGACATGGGACAGCTATGACATCAACACAGGGGTGTTGTCGTTGGAGCAGAGCAAACGTAGGGCAAGGGTGGCTATACCGCTACCAAAAGATTTGCAAGAGATGCTGAAGCAACAACACGTTGACCTGTCATGGCAACCATTTATAATGCCAGCTTCAACGAAGAACACACCCAAGCCCTACAGCTTGCAGCAGTTGAGCAAGGCGGGTAAGGTGGTGATGCAGGAAGCTGGACTGCCTGATGAACTTCAGCTAATGGACTTGCGTAGAACAGCTATCACAGAGATGGTTGAAGTTGGTGTAGCTCTCACAAACGTCATGGCTCTGAGTGGTCATGCCACAGTGCATAGCCTTACACCGTATGTCAAACACACATTGAAGAGTGCTACAGTGGCACAGAACATGAGAGGAATGGTATGAGCGCTTGGCTTATAGCAACTATAGGTGTTGTGTACACCGTCATTGCAATTGATCTGTTGCTTAAAGGCAACACAGGACTTGGCTTAGCCTTTGTTGGCTATGCCATTGGTAACATCGGACTAACTATGGAGGCAATGAAACTATGACAACAGCAAAACTTATTTGGGCAACACCAGATGCTGACAAACACATCGGCTATTGCGCCCGTGTCAGCAACCCCGGCAACCAAGACAACCCCAACGTGGCAGGGCTGCTAAGTTATTGTGCAAAGAATGCTCACTGGTCTGTGTTTGAAATGGCTAGTGCGTGTATCGAAGTGTCAACCACCCGCGACATTGCACGACAACTATTGCGACACAGAAGCTTTAGCTTTCAAGAGTTTAGCCAGCGATATGCTGACGCTACACAGCTTGGTGAATTCGCTATTCGAGAATGCCGAATGCAAGACAACAAGAATCGGCAGAACTCTTTAGAGACAGACGACTTTGACCTCACCATATGGTGGGCAGCAGCACAGGCTAGGATGGTTGGTGAGGCTGAGTATTTGTACAGCGAAGCATTGAAGCGTGGCATTGCCAAAGAGCAAGCTCGTGCTTTGTTGCCTGAAGGGTTGACACCATCTAAGCTGTACGTCAACGGCACTATGCGTAGCTGGATTACATTCTTGCAAGCACGACTCGACCCATCCACACAGAAGGAACACAGGTTGGTGGCACAGGATGTGCTGGCTGTGTTGCGTGATGTTGCACCTGTTACTATGTCTGCTTTCTTTAGGGAACAACAATGACCTGCAACTGCCACCCCTTGTCACCGTTTCATTGGCAACAACATCCCCGCCCGTCCATGTTCGCTGAAGACTCCACGTTCAAGGCTAAGCAGTCAGGTAAGACAGCATCACAAATTAGCACAGAGGTGGTCAAGCGTAAGCGTGATGAAGGCACCGACATGGGCACAATCTACGGCCTCAACAAAGAACGTGACGAGGCTTTGCTGCATGCCAAGCGCTTCCATATGTTTAGTAAGGCTGGAACTAAATGAGTTTCATTCGCACTCACGTTGCCTGTCCTGCTTGTGGTAGCAGTGATGGTGCATCAATCAATGCAGACGGTAGTGCCTACTGCTTTGTCTGTTCAACACTAACCCCCGGTACAGAAGGAATAATTGTGATCGAACCCATTACACCAGCAGTGTCTGACACAAGCTTCATCAAAGCTTTCAACACAGGTGTGCCAGTGTCTGTGTCAGAAAGACGCATCACCAAAACAACGATGGAGAAGTATGGCACTGTCCGTGACAATGGCAAATACTATTTCCCCTACTACGACAAAGACTCTGTGCTGGTGGCAGCAAAGGTCCGACCTGTAGACCGCAAAGACTTCAGCGCTATTGGCAACTGGAAAGCTGCAACACTGTATGGGCAGAACCTGTTCCCGTCCGGTGGTAAATATCTAACCATCACTGAAGGCGAGTTCGATGCACTGGCTGCATTCCAAATGACAGGATCGAAATGGCCTGTGGTGTCGATCAGGAATGGTGCAGCTTCAGCATTGAAAGATTGCAAAGCCAACTACGAATACATCAACAGCTTTGAAACCATTGTTGTTTGCTTTGATGGTGATGAACCCGGCATCAAGGCTGCAAAGGAAGTGGCTGAGTTGTTCGGTAGCAAGTGCAAGATATTCAAGCCCATGCCTGAGTTGAAGGATGCATGTGATTGGTTGTCAGCAAGTAAGGAAGCACAGTTTGTTGACCGTTGGTGGAGGGCTGAGCAGTTTGTTCCAGACGGTATTGTTTCAGGTAGCACTTTGTGGGACATGGTATCTACACCAATGGCACCTGCTGATTGCAAGTATCCGTGGGATGGGTTGAACGAACTAACCTATGGCATCCGACTCGGTGAACTTGTCACCATCACAGCAGGCTCAGGGTTGGGTAAGTCTCAGGTGTTGCGTGAGTTGGTGTGGCATTTGATTCAGAACACACCAGACAACATCGGCTTGATGTTCTTGGAAGAGAGTGTGCGTAAGACTGCACTGTCTATGATGTCGCTTGCTGCCAATGCACCACTGCACCTGCCTGATGCTGTTGTGTCTGAGGAAGAACGCAAGAACGCTTTCGATGCAACGCTTGGCACTGGTAGGCTATACCTGTTCGACCATTTTGGAAGCACGAGCATTGAGAACATCATCAACCGTGTGCGCTATCTAGCAAAGGGTATGTCATGCAAGTACATCTTCCTTGACCACTTGTCCATCATCATCTCAAGTCAAGAGAGTGGTGACGAACGTAAGGCATTGGACGAGGTGATGACTAAGCTGCGTATGCTGGTGCAAGAAACTAACATCGCTTTGATATTGGTTAGTCACCTCAAGCGTCCACCTGACAAGGGCCATGAAGAAGGTGCAACAACATCGCTTGCACAACTGCGTGGGTCTGCATCGATTGCACAGCTTAGCGACATGGTGATTGGTCTTGAGCGTAACGGTCAGGCTGAAGACTTGCTTGAGCGCAACACCACCCGTGTTCGCGTTCTAAAGAACCGTTATAGTGGTGTCACTGGACCAGCATGCAGCTTGCTCTACAACAAAGAGACAGGTAGAATGTTTGAGGTTGAAGATGAACCTGAAGGAGATGTGCTTTGAGTG